AGTAGTCCCTAATGTTGCCACATCTATCGGTGCGATAGCAGGTGGTTTTAATTGGGGACCTGTAATGGAAAGAACATCCATTACAAACGAAAATGATCTAGTAAAGGTCTTTGGTAAGCCAGATGATTATACATCAGAGTGGTTCCATACGGCAGCAAATTATCTTGCTTATTCAAACAATCTTATTGTAGTAAGAAATGTTAAAGCGGCTGCTATAAATGCTGTTGTTGGTGATGATAATGCAGGTACGCCAGTAGATGTATATAATTCTACAACGTATGATGATGCTGCGGGCACCTTTAATAATGCAGATCAATTATTTGTTGGAAAGTATCCCGGAATATTGGGTAATAGTCTAAAGGTTTTAGCACTAGATAAACATGGGTGGGATCAGGCTAAAGGAAGAGCGGATGATGTGAACGATACACCATCAGCAGATCAGCAATTGTTTCTTAACAATTTTGATGCTACTCCTCCTGGTACTTCAAGTTCTATGAAAGGTGCAAATGGAGAATCTTCTAGTTCTGCAGGAACTGGTAATGATGAAATGCATATTCTTGTCATAGACGAAGATGGTGCATGGACAGGAACTCCTGGTTATATTTTAGAAAAGTTTCCCTATGTAAGTAAAGCCTCAGATGCAAAACGCATTGATGGTTCAAGTAATTACATTAGAACTGTTTTACGCAACGAATCAGCGTATGTTTGGTTGGGTAATCAAAATGAAGTCACTGCCGCTAGTACTGACAATGGTGGTGGAGCTCCTGATAAGGATGCTGGTTCACCTATGGTAGGTGGCCCCTTTAAAAGAATTAATGGTGTTGGTAAAGAAATACTTGGTGGTTCATTAGCAGGTGGTGTTGATGCTAACCAACTTGATGATTCTGAACTTAAACCAGCTTATACTCTTTTTGTAAATCCTGAAGTAGTTGATGTTTCTCTAATAATGGCGGGCCCAAGTGATTCCTCTACGAATAGTGGAACAGGGAAACATATTATTGATACAATTGCATCAGTAAGAAAAGATTGTGTTGCATTTGTTTCTCCGTCAAAAGGAAGTGTTGTAGCTACAACGGGTCATATGGCTAGTTTAGTAACTGATAGTACTAATCTTGGTTCTTCTAGTTATGCAGTTATGGATAGTGCTTGGAAATATCAGTATGACCGATACAATGATGTTTTCCGTTATGTTCCGATGAACGGTGACATTGCTGGACTTTGTGCAAGAACTGATTTTACGAATGATGCATGGTGGTCACCTGCAGGATTAACAAGAGGACAGATTAAGAATATTGTTCGTCTTTCTTGGGAACCTACTAAAGCAGATCGTGATTCATTATATCAACTTGGTATTAATCCAATTATTACTCAGACCGGTTCTGGTGTAGTTCTTTGGGGTGACAAAACAATGCAAACAGTTCCAAGTGCATTTGATCGAATCAATGTACGAAGATTGTTTATTGTTTTGGAAAAGGCAATTTCTATTGCTGCTAAAGCCATGTTGTTTGAGTTCAATGATGAGTTTACACGTTCACAATTTATTAACCTAGTAGAACCTTTTCTCCGTGAAGTTCAAGGTAGACGAGGTATTACTGACTTTAAGGTGGTGTGTGATAGTTCTAATAATACTGGTCAAGTTATTGATACGAACAATTTTGTTGGTGATATTTATGTTAAACCTTCACGTTCTATCAACTACATCCAGTTAAACTTTATTGCTGCCCGTTCTGATGTTTCTTTCTCAGAAATTGGTGGATAAATCTTATAAATATATACAAACTTAGAGGAGTAATAAAATGTCAACAATTTCAGATTTTAAAAATAACTTTAGGGGTGGGGTTCGACCCAATCTATATAAAGTTGTAGTTAATGCACCAATCATAGGACAGTTGGATTTGCAGTTTCTAGGAAAAGCAACACAAATTCCTGCATCTACAATTGGTAATATTGATGTTGCTTATCGTGGTCGTTTGTTAAAGGTTCCAGGAGATCGAAACTTTGAAGATTGGACTGTAACCGTTTTAAGTGATCCTGATTGGCAAGCAAGAACAGCTATGGAACAATGGATGAATAGTATTCAAAATCATTCACAAAATCGTAGTTCTGTTTCAGCTACTAATGTTTATGGAAACGCAAGTGTTTCACAATTGAATCGTGATGGTGGTATTTTGAGAACATATCGGTTACAAGATATCTATCCTACAACTTTGACTGCTATTGAATTGTCAATGGATGCAGACGGTGCACCTGAGGAGTTCGCAGTGACGTTTGCTGTTAATAACTTCACGGTTGACGGTCAAGGTCTTGACGGTACAGCTAGTGGTAGTGGAGTTGATATTTCACTCAGTGGTTCTATTAGTTTGGGTGGCGTTACAATTTCTGGAAGCATTTAAAGTTTTGAATAAGGGGGAGTTAATTCTCCCCCTTTCTTTTTATTATAAACAGGAGAGGTAATCTATGGCAGGTATTGAATTATTTGGTTTTGAAATAGCTAGGAAAAAAGTTAAGCCAACTTTTGTAACACCAGAAAATCTCGATGGATCAACACAAGTTGTTGAAGGTGGTGGAGTCTATGGTCATTACCTAGATACTGGTGTTGATGCTAAAGACGAAAATGTTTTAATTAAAAAGTATCGGGAGATGTCCATGTCACAAGAAGTTGATATGGCAATTTCTGATGTTGTCAATGAATCAGTTGTGCATGAAGATGGTCGATCATCTATTAATCTTTTTCTTGACCACACCAACCAAAGTAATACAATTAAAGAAAAAATTGTAGCTGAATTTAAACTCATTCTTCGATTATTAGATTTTAATAGAATTGGTTCTGATTTATTTCGTAAATGGTATGTTGATGGAAAAATATACCATCATATTATTATTAATAATAATAAACCAAAAGACGGTATACAAGAATTAGTACCTGTTGATGCTCTAGATATACAAAAAATAACAGAACTAAGAAAAGAAAAAGATCCCGTGACTAATGTAGAAATGGTCGTGGACAAAAAAGAATATTTTGTATATTCACCAAATAGTGTTGCAGGATCGACAGTTGACCAAGTTCAGGTTGCACCTGATGCGATCTCATATGTTCATTCTGGTATGGTGGACAATCAAAAACAAATTATTATAGGTTATCTATACAAGTCAATTAAACCTTATAATCAATTAAGGATGATTGAGGATTCTCTTGTTATATATAGAATGGCAAGAGCTCCAGAACGAAGAATATTTTATATTGATGTTGGTAATCTACCGAAAACAAAAGCAGAACAATATTTGCAATCGGTAATGAATAAATATAAACAGAAAATAATTTATAATGCAGCGACTGGTGAAGTAGAAGATCAGAAAAAACAAATGTCAATGTTAGAAGATTTCTGGCTACCACGAAGAGATGGTGGTCGAGGAACGGAAATTTCTACATTACCATCAGGACAAAATCTTGGTGAGATTGATGATATTGAGTATTTTAGAAAGAAACTTTATCAGTCGTTAAATATTCCTATTTCAAGAATAGAAGGAACAGAACAAACATCTTTTAATTTGGGTCGTTCTTCAGAGATTAATAGAGATGAAATTAAGTTTGCTAAGTTTGTTGCTAAATTACGACATAGATTTTCTACTCTTTTTTCAGATTTATTAAGAATACAATTATTGTTAAAAGGTATTATTGGTGAAAATGATTGGAAAGATATTTCTGATAATCTTGAATACATTTGGACAAAAGATTCTCATTATGCAGAATTAAAGAATAATGAAATTCTCAGAGAACGAATGGAACTCTTACAGATGGTTGATGAGTATAGTGGTAAGTTTGTTTCCGATCAATGGATTAGAAAACGAATCCTACGTCTAACGGATGAAGAAATAGAACAGATTAATAAGGATAATAAGAAAGCGGGTCTCGGTGATCCAGATGATTTTGATATTAATCCGGATCTGGTTGCACCAGTTGATATTCATAGGTAAACTTTATGGAATTAATAAAATCTAGTTTTATTAAAAATTATAGAAAAAAACTTTCTGAGCCTAATTTGGATAATGTTAATGAGGCTATTCATTATGCATTTAAATTAACAGACGATTATGGCATTAATAAGTTGAACAAATCTATATTTGAAGCATCTGTTAAATATAATATAGATGAAGAAACATTAAGAGATAATATTGATAATTTTTTTGAAAGGACTAACAATGAGTGATTTAAAAAATAGTATTATGTCAAATATATTAGATAAGAAATTTAATAAGGCAACTAAAGATTTGCAAAATATAATGAAAGATAAAGTCTTTACAACTATTGATGATTTTAAGAAAAAATTTGTATTCAATCCTAATGACCTTTCTAGTGAAGAAGTGCCTGTTGTAACACCGAAAGAGGAACCAAAAGATGCTGTTTGAGGTATTGTCTATTGCAGCACGTAAAAAGATGTCGCGGATTATGAAGATGAAATCAGCTTCTATTCAACGAAAACGCGAAATATCAATGAAACGAAAAGCTAGTCCTGAGAAAATTAAAAAACGAGCTGAGAAAAAAGCAATAAGTATTGTTGTAAATAAACTCTTGAAAGGTAGGGACAGATCAGAGTTAGGACAATCAGGTAAAGAAGCTTTAGAAAAAAGATTAAAAAAAAAGAAAGCTGTAATTAAAAAAATTGCTAAAAAAATGCTACCCTTTGTTAAAAAGGCAGAAAAGGTAAGAATGGCTAAACTTGCTATGGGTATGGGTACAACTCAAAAAGGAGAAGAATAGATGAAACTTATTACAGAACACATGCAGGATCTTGAATATATTGTCGAGGGTAAAGGTAAAGATCAATATATTCGTGGAGTATTTATGCAGTCAGATGTGAAAAATCAAAATGGTAGAGTTTATCCTTATTCTGTTTTGAAAAAAGAAGTAAAAAGATATACAACTAAATTTGTTAATGAAGGTCGTGCTCTTGGTGAACTTGGACATCCTATGGGGCCTACTATTAACCTTGATCGTGTTTCTCATTTGATTACTGAGTTGGTAGAAGATGGTAAAAATTTTGTTGGTAAAGCAAAAATCATGGATACACCGAATGGGAAAATTGTAAAAAATCTTCTTGCGGCAGGTGTTAAACTTGGTGTATCTTCGCGGGGACTGGGAAGTATTAAAGCAAATAAAAAGACAGGTGTAAATGAGGTACAAAAAGATTTTACTTTGTCTACTGTTGATATTGTTGCAGATCCTTCTGCACCGTCAGCATTTGTAGATGGTATCATGGAAGGTAAAAACTATACTGTTACAGGTGAGCTTGAATATTCTGTTCAAAATCAGGTTAAAAATACAAAATCTAAAGAATTAGACAAGAAAAAAATTGAAATGTTCGAGAAATTTCTTGGAAATCTTTAAAAATACTAGACTTTTCAAATATTATAAATATATATACAATAATTAAACATAATCTTAAAGGAGATGTAACATGGCTACTGAAGAAATACTAGAAGATGGAGAAAGTGATAAAGAGTTAGAAAATAAAATTATGGAAGCTGCCAAAGCTCTTGCGAAAAATAAATTGAAAAAAGAAGAAGAGGAAGAGGATGATGAAGAAGAAGTTAAAGAAGGTGAACTTCCTCCAGCTTTGAAAAAGGCAATAGATAAGAAAAAAGGCAAAGATGATGATGATGATGATGAGGAAGAAAAGGAAGAGTCTAAGAAAAAGACCAAGAAAGAAGATAAAAAAGTAACGAAAAAAGCAGTTAAGAAGGAAGAAGAGGAAGAGGATGAGGAAGAGGATGAGGAAGAGCCAGAGGAATCTAAGAAAGATAAAAAAGAGGATATTGAAGTAGATGTTTCTGCTGATGTTGCTGCTCTTATAGATGGAGAAGAACTTTCTGAGGAATTCAAAACGAAAGCTGCTACAATCTTTGAGGCTGCTGTTAAGTCTAAAATTTCTAAGATTCGCAAACAGATTCGTGAAGAATCTAAAAAAGATCAAGATGAGCGTATAGAGGCTATACAGTCAGAAATGACAGAGAGTATGGACAATTACCTCAACTATACTGTTAAAGAATGGATGGAAGAAAATAAACTTGCTGTTGAACAAGGTGTTCGCAACGAAGTCACAGAGAGCTTTATTTCTGGTTTGAAGAAGTTGTTTGAAGAGCATTATATTGACGTTCCCGCAGAAAAGGAAGATGTATTTGAAAATCTAGTTGTTGAAGTCGCTGAGTTGGAAGAGAAACTTGACGAACAAACAGAAAAGCATATGGATACCGTGAAAGAATTAAACACTTATAAAGCTA